CCCCTCTACGACTTCACCGTCCTCTAAGAAATTCATCAATTCATCGTATGCGTTCATAGGTTCTTTTTCTGGCGGTACAAAGTCATGCCCAAAGACTGGCTCACCCTCACCCTTTACTTCTGCCATTCCAAATTTATTCATGCTTCTTCCCCTTTTTCTTATTCTTCTTATTCGGACCATTGAACACATACGCTCCCAAACCACCAAGCAATACTGCCTTCAATCGCTCTCGATCTTCTTCGGGATAATCAAGCGCAATGTTCTCAATGATCTCCCAAATTTCTTTTGATAATTCACTCGCAGTTATTATTGTGCTCATTCTTGTCCCCTTTTCCTTATTGTTTCAGCAATAGTTTTTGATGGGTGAGGATAAGCAAACACCCATTCGTCTGCAATATTTGCACATTCCTCACGTTCTTTTTTTACAGCCAAATTTGCAAAATAAGCCAGACAATATATAAATTCTTCATTTGTTTTATAAAGATAAAGTCCTGACAATTCAGCCATTTCTTCTATTTCATCTTTAGTCATTGTTCATCGCCTTATAAACAAATAAAAGAAGAGTTACGACCATCAAAGCGCAAATAATGGATGGTATAAGTGCCATCACCAATATGGTTGCAGTTAATAAAGTCATTCGTCGTAACCATCTTCTTCTGGAACACTGATGTCTAGCTCTCTTGGCTTTACACCGTGTTCGTTTTCAATATCCCTTGCAAACTGTCTCCAATCCATGGAACGGCGGTATAAAGCCACAATACGCTCTTCTGGCAAAGGTTCTCTTTGTAACTTGACGATCTGCTCGTTGGCGGCTCTCAATTCTTCGTCATATGTTCCCAGTATGTCCCTGAGAGCATCTAACTCAGCCTGCAAGTTCACAACCTGATTATCCGCAACCTGTTCAGGTTCCTTAGACTCCCTTGGGGTGTACTCATCCTCTGCCAGCTTAATTGCGTCTTTTAATGCGGCAACAATGCCATACCTCAAAAGAAACTCTTGTCCCTCTTCATCTGTAGAGACGATAACGTCAGCGGTTCCGTCTCCGTTTTCTGTGTGCTGTTTGACTTCAATCTTCATGGCGTTAACTCCTTGTTAAAACTACATTAAACCACACATTAACTTATAAATAATGACAGTTTATTGTTCAAGAAGTTTTTGCAATTCTTCAAGCAACAACTGAGCTTGGTCTCTTTTTAAAATGCAACGAGCACTACCCATACGCACTTGAATGGATAACCAAATGTCTTCGTCAAACTCACTGACAAAAATTCTTGAATCTTCTAAACCTTTGATAACAACTTCTTCTTTTTCCATGATGGTTCCTTTAGCCCCCGAAGGGGCAGTTAGTTAAGCTTTGGCAGATACTGTGATGATAGATGTAGTAGATGTGTGCTTGGCAATGATGTCAGCAGGAATCTCGACTTCTTCTGCGACCTTCTTCCATGCCACTGTGTTGCGTTGTGAAAGGCTCACAACTGCTGTGTACTGATTGCCTTGGTGCTTACCCTCACCATACTTGTTAGCAATGGCGTCCTTGCGAGCTTTGAGTTGAGCCTCAAGTTCTTTGATTTGCTTATCTAACAAAACCATCTGGTCGATGTCATTGTTGATGTCTGCGAAGAGGAGAGATTCGAGTGATGTAAAAGCGTTCATTTTTAAATCCTTTAAAGTTAACCCACATCTAGTGTGGTGACGCTATCTTAACTTAAAGTTAATGTCCCTGTCAATCATGGGGTTATTCAATAATTCAATAACTCTTTTAATTGTTGTATTTAACGCATCATCCATGTCCATCTTTTTAATCTTCCACATCCTCTTCTCCCCATGCCAGCCAAGCATAGGCCCTTGATGGCAGTCCCAACAGAGGGCCACAACTGTGTATTGGTTGCCTTGCTTGACATGGTGGGCAGAGCTTGGGCCTTGAGCATCACATACTGAGCAAGGTAAAAGCTTTACCAGCCCCACGTAAGCCCTCTCTTTGGCCGTCAGAGTGTTGTTCATACCGTTGCTCTATCCATGGCTCTGTCATTGGCTGATTGAGTTCTCCATACCTCTACTCTAGCTTCTGCCGCGATTAACTGCCATCTGAGTGTCTCTTCAATCTCCATAGCGTGTTTAATTGACATCAGGTGGTCAATATACTTAGGATTGCTTAGAGCTTCCCTTTCCTGAGCATTAACTGCTTCAAAGCCATTAGAGAGAGCTTCTTTACATAGTATTGACTTCAAGCTTTCCCTGTACTTCTCCAAGTAAAACCGATCTGCCTTGGCCTGCGCGTACTTGACCGCGTTTTCATACATAAAGTCAATTGCGGCATTTGGATCTATTTTCATACCGCCTCCACTCTACCGTCACGATAGAACAAATGATTTCCCCTACGGCTTGGGAAGTTAAAATTGTCGTCAGCATTTGGCCTGACCGATGGGGTTTTAACTGGCTTGTAAGGTTCAAACTTCTCCCTCTCCCTCCTTACCCTTGGGACGTGCACAACATACCGCCCCATGGTCTCTAATCTTGATTGACCGTTAGGCGTTAAAAAGTAAATCTCATCTGCTGGTTTGATCATGTTGTCCCCCACCAAAGGTTCTATGATCCTTTTAAAAAACAACTTTGTCGAATCTTTAAAGTTGATTGCTTTCCTCAATGTAAAAGCATCTAAACCACCCATCTCAAGCTTTGTTAAGGCTTGGTGAATCTTGGAACCTGCTGTGTACTTACTCTTGACCATAATTTCCCCTTCTGTGCCATTCTGCAATTAACAATGCCTCTGCCCTACCGTTGTCTTTCTTACGAGCCAAAGGCGCTCCATAAAACAATTCTCGTGCCATCTCTAAACTTAAATCTTTGTCAGAACCCAATTTAAGCGATTTTTTCCAAAGTTGAGGGCTGACCATTACCACCTCACTTTTAAAGCGTCTAGCGAGCGATAAAGCCCCTCCAAAGGCCATTCCAAACTTGAAGGTAGAACTGACTCCTTGTTTTGGCATGGAATGTACTTTTTCCACAACAATTACAATGTCGTAACCATTTCGAGCTTGTTTCATCTCAGACCAGATCTTTTCTGTGTCAAGGACGCCATCGTCTTCGTGGTGCATATCTCCACAGGCATGGTAATTGGCATGGTGATCAATCATTCCCCATGCGCCAGAGAGACCGGGATCAATTCCGCAAATCAGCATCCTTGATCTCCTTTATTCTCTGCGCTACGAGTTTGCCAAGCCCGATCCATAAGCCAGTCTCGTCTGCCTCCAGCTCCCTGACTCTCGCTCTCGCATAGTCGATCCATCCTTTCGTCAAAGCCATCGTCGCATAATGGTGAACACAGGTCTCCAGTGAGAAAGAGCGCCAAGTTAATTTCTCGAATGGTTGTTGGTCTTCCATACTTCACCGCTTCTAAAAGTTCTTGTGCTTCGTAGTAGTTCAAAATTCATCCTTTGGCTCGTAAAAGTTCGCAATACCATGCTCGCTTTTACCAATGTTTCTGGCAGAAATTCGAGCAGTAATTGCCCCCCAATGTTCAGGTTCAGCCCAAGCATGGGCAGAGCATAGAGGCTTACCCATGTTCACACTCCATCTGTTTGGGCAACCGTGAGCGGAACACATCAACTTTGATTCATCAAATTGTTGTGGTTTATCTAACATTTAAAATTTTCCTTTGAAAGTGTTTCTTAATTCTTTGAGCTTTTTCAATCCCTCTTCCTTGACACGAGCTAGCTCATTGGGGTCAACAGGTGTTGGATTGTGTTCGATCTGAACAACTCCCCTCAGTGGGATAGATGGGCCAGAGTTGCACAGTTCTCTGAATTTGATGGCTGACGGAATAAACTCAGAATTTAAATGTTCAATAGCAAAATCCATGGATGGCTTGTAAGTGAGGAAGCCACCAATCTGCTCTTTCCAAACTTCACGAACGATTGATGAGTCAACACCGTCGAAATGTCTCATAAATGAAGCACCGTAGATTGCACCCATCTTGGTGAAAATGTAGTCAAGACCATCGTCTAGTGAGCAAAAGTTATCATCCAAGTAATTTGACATTTCCATCTCCCTTAATCAATCCACGAGTCAATCCAGCCATTACACGCTGATTCATCTGACCTTGTTTAGTCAAACCAGCGTTCTGTTCCTGCATCTGCTTCTCGTACCAAGCAGTCTTGAATGCCGCCCAATTGCTTAGGCAACAGTACTCAATACCTTGTTGGTCAGAAAGATTGGACTTGCGGAACTCAGCTTGTATTTGTCCCCAAGCAGTTTCGGTCAAAGGTAGACCTTTGGTTTTTCTGATGACCAACCAATCATTCCAAACTTGTTCAGTGACTGTGGGCGGACAGGCAACGACAGTTGCCTTCTCTCTCTTTGGTTTATGGTTATTGGTTATTGGTTCTTGGTTTATGGTTAATGGTTTATGGTTAGGTGGAGGTTCGTCCACGGTTCGTGCACCATTCGTTATCTTTTCTTTACGCTTCGCCTCTCTTTCTATAGCGATTCGTTTGTTTGTCTCAGCATTGGCATGGTAATTATTCAGCTCTTCAACAATACGTGATTGGACATATCGACCATCTTCAAGCGTAAAAAATTTCTTCAAAACAAACTCAACTGCCTCAATTTCCTGTTGAGTTGAAGCCCAAGTCCATTCAATGGCTTGATCCATAGTTGGAAAGATTTCACGGTCATAACACGCATCAATAAGAAGCGTGTACGCTCCATGTTGAAGCATGGTCAATCGACCTGCTTTTTTGGCGTAATCGCCTAAATTTCGTTTGTAGTAATGCATAGATTTTTAGACCCAAAACAAGACCCTGAAAAAAGGAAACCTCGGCAGGAGGGGTCTAAACTCTTTTCGGTGGGATAGCTACCCCCCACCTAGCCGTGTTTCAACAAATTGTACTACTGAAAGAAGGCTGGTAACAAATCTTTTCTAGTGACTAACCCTATAGTCGCTTCCTCAATCCTTATTGCCAGTTTGGGAGATGGGTTGCGTTTTCCATGGATTATCAATGACAACCATGTGGTACTGATACCCAAATAGTCAGCCATCTCTTTGACCGCTCCTAGCGGCTCTTCTTTAAAGTATTCTTCCAAAGTCATTTTTTTTATCCTTGTGTGCTGTTGGTGTCCTGCCTTGAACATTAACGCAGGTTGCCAGTCTCAGGCTTTCGCCACACCAACACGGCTGGAGACTGCACTTAAAGTCGGAACGCGTCCCACAGCTATGCATCGCTTCAATCCCCATGCGTCTTGGTGTTGGCGTTCACATAAAGCAGTGACGAGGTTGCACAACACTTCTAAGAATTGCCCTCACGGCGCTAACCCGCTTCGCCAACAGTTGTAAATTTACCATAACTTTTAGTTAATAACAACCCTTCAGACAAAAAGGGTTTAACTTTTTATTAAAACCATGATACTATTTGTTTGCACCACAGGTGTTTTAAGGAGAAAAAATTGGACAATGTTTTTTACACAACTAAGACGGGCATCAAGATTGGTTCCTGTTACACGCCACCTCTGAGACAGCTAAACGCTGAAGAAGAGCACATACAAGCAGTCCTACTCGGCATTGAGAGCGACTGGTCTCTACGAAGAATGTTCTGGTTTGCAGTTTACTGCTCATCAGTCATGACGTTTGTTTCAATACTGATGTCATGGGTGAGATCATGAACGAACATAAATTTTTTGAACTTTTTTCGCGTGTGATCTTTTTGATTGCACTTGTAGTAATTTTCTTTGATTTAACTTTTTGGAGACCATGATGGACAAAAAAACACAAGATGACAACATTAAAAATTTAGATTTAAACGCAAAAATAAATCGTTTTTTATTGTTGGACAACATAACAAAAATCAGTCATTTAACAGATAAATCAGAAGGTGATTTGTTAAATACAAAGAATCTTGGGAAAGTATTTGTTCAGCAAATCAAAACTGCATTAAATCAACGTGGATTGAAATTAAGGGGACAGCAATGAGTAACAGAACCTTTTACGAAGCATTTGAAGACATTTTTAACGAGCAAGACGAAATCGAAGAAGACCTATGGGAAATTGAACAAAGAGCAAAAAACTTACCACCAAAAGACCTTGAACTAGTAATTAAATTTTTAACAGAACTTCAGAAAGAAATATCATGAGCTTTTACGTCGAAAACAAACAAGAATCCAACTTCAAAATGGTACCCGCTGGATCACATCTGGCACGTTGCTACAGAATCGTTGACCTTGGCTCACAAAAAGTTGAGTACATGGGGGAAACCAAAATCCAACGCAAAGTTATGTTGGGTTGGGAGTTGTTCGGAGAGGATACCGATGGCACACCTTTGAAGATGGACGATGGTAAGCCCATGAGCATTTTCAAGAACTACACCTTGTCTTGGGCCGAAATGTCCACTCTAAGGAAAGATTTGCAGTCTTGGAGGGGTAAGCCTTGGACAGACGCAGAAGCACGTAGATTTGACCTTAAATCAATTTTAGGCGCGTATTGCATGATCAATGTAATACACAGAGAGTCGAACGGAAAAACGTACGCTAATGTGGCCGCAATTGCTCCAGTTCCCTCAATGATTAAATCAGCAGGTCTACCCAGCCCAGTGAATGTAAATCAGTTGTTTACACTTGCAGAGCCAGACATGGAGTTGTTTGAGACATTCAGCAAGAACTTACAAGAGAAGATTGCCAATGCTCCTGAGTGGAAGTCTAAGCCAGCAACTGCTATCCATAGCATCGCTGACATGGAAGACGATATTCCTTTCTGACCATGGATTTATTCAATTTTCAATTATTTGGGACAAGTCCTAAAAAGCTTGTCCGCAAAAATGATCCAGATACTAGCCATGATGCGGCTAATGCTGTGAATACAACAAACCTTGAACAAATGGTGTTTGAGGCTATAAAAAATTATGGAAAAGAAGGTTGTATCAGCGATCAACTTTTAGCCAAATTCAACCATCTACCTTACTCCAGTGTCACGGCTCGTTATAGAGCTTTGATGACAAAAAAGTTAATCGAAGACACTGGCGAACGTAGAAATGGACGTTCAGGTAAACCACAAAGAGTAATGAGGGTAATCCATGATAGTTAGAGCTTCTGAATCACAACACTGGTACGACAGAGATGGCAATCCTGCCTACACTGTTTTAGCCAAAGACGGCAACCCACGAGCCACAACCCTCAGAGACGCTCGAAAGCTGAACTTAGTACCTTCGGTCACCACCATTCTGAACGCCGCCGCAAAGCCCGCTCTAGAGGCTTGGAAGCTCAATCAGATGATGTTGGCCTGCCTTACCCTACCAAGAATTGATGGCGAAAGGGAAGAAGAGTTCATTACTCGTATTGTCAAAGACTCAAAAGAGCAGGCAAAGAAAGCCGCCGAACGAGGAACAGACATTCATGGAGCGCTTGAATCGAGTTTTGAAGGGGTTTGGCTTGATGGGTACATGGAGTATCAAATCGGTGTAGATAAAGCCGTAGAGGAGGCTTTTGGGCGTCCTGAGTGGTCTTCTGAAAAGTCGTTCTGCCATGAGCTAGGATTTGGTGGCAAAGTTGACTTACATACAACACAAAATAACGGAGTTGTAATCGACTTTAAAACCAAAGAATTCACAGACCCAAATACGGTGGATGGCTATGACGAGCACTTGATGCAACTCTGTGCCTATCGTGTGGGGTTGGGCATACCAAATGCGAGGTGTGCGAATGTTTTTGTATCTGTGACGCAACCCGGCCTCGTAAAGATCGTCGAGTGGTCAGATTCAGATATGAAAAAGGGCTGGGAGATGTTTAATGCACTCCTGCAATATTGGCAAGCTAAAAACCAACACAGGTGATCTATGGGATACATTGCCGCATTCTTTTGCTTCTGGGCTTGGCTAACGCACATCTTCTTTTGCTTTGGCCATGCCGCTTGGGGCTTTTTGTTAGCAGGTGCCATCTTCTTTCCCATAGGAATTTTGCATGGTTTTTATTTATGGTTTAACTAAGGAGTAGAAATGAAACAAACAATTGAACTTAAATTTGATGTAGCTGATATTACGTTTATTCGCAGTGCGATAATGTTAAAAGCTAAAGACATTTGCGATTACATTACGTTTGAAACAGAAGAGTACATTGAACGCATACAAGAAGAAGAAGAAATAAAAGATATAGAAATTGATGAATTCATTGAAGATTTAAAAAAGTTGATGGAAAAAGAAGAGCCAGAAACAGTTCCAGTTAAAAGGGTAGGCAGACCAAAAGGAAGTAAAAATGCAAAATAAATGGATTAACGAAGACGATGTCAAACAAGTTCTATTTGGCAGTGGCATAGATGGAGAGTTTGATCTTGATGAATTGTTGGAATTTGCAGACAAGTTGGTTTTGTTTGCTTCTTACCATATAGCTCGTACAGAACGTGAGTTTTGTATTGAGTTTGTAGAATCACTCAATGTTGAAGTAGCAAAAGCGTTGCGTGAAAAAAGGGGTAACCTTTGACTTCTGACGATTTCGTCACGGCATTGGTAGGGGAATGGGAGGAATCTCATCTCCCCACTTTGTTGCATTTTGTACAGCAATGGCACAACGATGCTGAAAGATACTACTTCATTCGTGATTTTGCTAAAAAACCCGTGTTCATGGATAATCCTAGAGAACGCTCTGATTTACGTTATTTTGACGACATAGTGGATGCAAAACGACATGGTACCAGCAATAACCACGAGTGATAACCTTGATGCTTACATCGAAAAGATCAAGACATTATCTAAATCCTACGATGACGGCGACAGAACCGATGAATGCTATCGAGCAAAAATAGCAAACATGATTTGGGAGCATGGCTACTGCCAAGCCATGGAAGATGTGCAATCTGTGCAAATGCAAACAGCTTTGTTGTTTTCCTCACCTATGGGTAACGCATAAAAAAAAGGGGGCACACGCCCCCCAAAGCTTCTTTGCATGGCAACTGCTAGAAGATTATTTACTTTCTTGTGATGCTTTATAACGATCTAATAACTCAAGTGCGGCCTTACCTCCAGTGTACGCGGCACCGGGTATAGAGGTCAAAATTCCTGCGGGCTGGAGACCGGGCACCATCATCATCGCTCCACCAGCTCCCAAGCTTAAATCTGCCAAACCTGTGTAGTCCCCTTCTTTGAGCTTGTTATAAGCATCAACCAAAGAAAGGCCAGACATCGCAGTTCCACCAGCTTTGGCTAAGTTTTTAAGCAACTTGATGGCAGGTGTTGTTTCATAACCTGAGAATTTAGATTCTTTCTCAATCTGATCTAGAGTTGCTTTCTTCAAGTCTTTGTGTGCATTATCCAACTCTACTTGATGGCCTGCATGGGCTTCTAAAGCGTTTTGATGAGCTTCATGGGCTTGTTTAAGGCTATCTCTTGCTCTGATTTGATCTTCTGTTAACAAAGGCGCTGTAGCCAAGCTAGAAGGCACTATGAGACGACTACTGCGTGTGAAGCCAGATAAGGGTCCACCCATGTCAGAAAACTCTTTAACGCCCTCTAATCCTCTTTGTACTTTGTTTCCTTGTCTGATCTCAGACATGATGTCGGTATGGCGTTCAGCGCCGGGACTCAACATTCCGGGGTAAGTGAACTTCTTGCCAAACAATCCTTCTACCTCTTTGGGGTCTTCAGGAATAGCACCCAAACTCAGAGCTTTATCCAAAGCACTGTTGAACTCATCCTTGGTCAGAGCTACATTGGCCTCATGCAACTTAGACTTGTCCATCAAATCAAGAACATTCTTGGTGTGCATGGATGTTACCGTTTTGGGAGCAGTAACCATTGAAGCTCTTGCTTGCCTCACCTTAGATGATTCAGGTGAAGTTCCTAACGCCATCAAACCAGCCCCAGCAGTCTTACCAACGTCTCCTAGTATCTCAGTTGTCGAAGGAGGTGGAGGTTCTTTGCTTTTGTCAGTATCATCAGAAGAGGTATCCGTAAAAACAGAGCTGATCGCAGACAGACCAGAATCTTTGGGAGCTTCAGATTGATCAGAAAAAACAGGGCTAACGGTAGCTAGATCAGTTGTCATTGTTTTGCTCCCAAATTTGGTCTATGGTTAGCAATCAAATCTTTCCACATTGAATTAGTCTCTTCAAATACTTTGTTATATTCAGGTGAATTGAAGAAATTATTTGCAGGCTCTTTGTTGCCATGTTTGTCATACCAAGCATTAAGAGCATTGTTTAGAAGTTCTTTTTGATGGTTGATCACAAGATTATGCTTAATCCAGTAAGCAGTAGCTTGTGCAGAATCAGAAGAAGTAGCAATAGGTTGCTTCTCTAAGGTTACGTCAGCATTTGAAATTGATGGGCCAAGAACTGATTTGTAATTCTTAGCTCTTTCAAAAAACAACTCACCAAGAATTTGCTGAATTCTGGTGTAATCTGTTTGCTCGTTTTTGGTTAAGTGAAACTTTCTAGTTGCCTCTTCAACTGGTAAACCAATGTTACCAATCTTGGGTATTTGGAAACCCTGTTGAGCGGCGGTTAACAACGCGCCAAGAGCACCCGTTTGTTGCAAAGGTCCCCAAAGCTTAGGTTGTTTTGTATAACCATACAACTCTTCGAGCAATTGTTTTTCTCCAGTTGTAGCCCCTTTATCCCACACAGAGATAGATTTAATCTTCTCTTTGGTTGGCTCTTCACGAGTTTCTTGGCGAGACTTCTGGAGTTGCATCTCAATGATTGCTTGTTGTTTAGCAATTTCAGAAGCAACTTCACTCTCACCTTTAGGAGACAATCCTGTATTGCTAACAGCAGGAGGAGTAACTGTAGCTTTCAAATCAGGTCTTTGACCAGACAAAGCACTAGGAGCAGGAGCTACATCAGTTGGCTTTAACCCCAAAGCGCTACTGACAGCGGCTGGCAAAGGACCAGTAGGCAATGACGCTGAAGAAGGAGCTACTGTAGAACTAGGCGCTGTTGCAGTAGGAGCCTCGACAGCTCCCTTTTGCGCTTGAAGCTCTGCAAACATCTTCTGTCCAGCAGGAGACAAGCTATGGATCAAAGCTTGAGCAAAAGGAGAATTGAGGTTAGCAACATTCTCTAAACCTTTGATGGCATCAATATCTGCCTTTCTGAGTTCAGTACCAGCTTTTCTGTTCTCAGTCTCAAAATCAATCATGCTCTTGGCAATTGGACCAAACTTAGGAGACAAAGCAATAGAAGGATAGGATTTTTGTAACAATTCAAGCTTGGAAGGAGCTTCTGCTGGAGCCAAAGGCGTTCCTTGGACAGCAGTTGGAGTTGCCACTGGAGCAGTTGTAGCTTCAGCCGTTGGGTTAACAGGAGGAGCCATTGTAGGCATTGCAGACGCCAATGTAGGAGCCTGACCATTCAATTGAGCCAATTGTTGGCTAGCACTTCTGTCATATGCACTATCAAGAATAGACTTGGTGATCTGTGCTCTCATCTGAGCATTGGTCAACTCTTCCTTCTTTTGGTTTTCCTGCCACTGACCCATGACGTCACCAGCATTACCCAAACTCTCTCCCAAAGCACCAGTTCTTGTGGGTTTTAGCAAAGCACCAGCGATAGCAAACCAAGGGATGTCTGTTTTGCTTTCTCTAGATGCGATCTTAGCCAACAACTCATTTTGAGCCTTTTCATAAGCACTTTGAGCTTGAGCTAAAGCACCTTGTGGTTCTGGGGTAGAGGTTAATGAAGTATCCATGTTTGATTACCCGTTTGCTAAATTGTTAGCTTGATTGACTAAATTCAAAACACCACCAGCGGTAGATGTAAGAGCACCAATTTGAGCCAAGCCAGATGGTCCATAAACGCTTGCAGGAGCGTTTGTAAGAGCTGTGGTAGACGTAGGCTTGGTAAGAGAACCAAGGAGGTTTGCGTAGCTTTGAGCTGTCTGCAAGGGGAACAACTGTTGATTTTGGTTGATGGTCTGCTGTTGAGCACCCAAAGTGGCCAAAGTATTGAGGTTGTTGTACCCCAACGCTTGGTTGGTTGTACCCAAGTTCTGTTGAGCTTGTGCTTGTGCAATCTGACTTGCCAAGTCCGTACCTGTCAATTGTCCAGTTGTTTGGCCAGCAGTCAAGAGGTTTTGATTCTGTGCATTCTGCAAAGTTCCAATGTTCTGTCCAGCAGTCAAGGCATTCTGAGCTTGTGCGTTGGTCAATGTACCAGCAGTTTGACCCAAATTAGCCAAGTTAGAAGCTTGCTGTTGCTGTAAAGTTCCAGCAGTCTGACCAGCAGTAAGTTGGTTAGCCAATTGTTGTTGAGCCGCAGTCAAAGCTTGTCCATAGCCTGTTTGGAGGGCTTGAGCTTGTTGACCCAATATACCCTGCTCAGCATTGCTGATCGTCTGTCCTAGAGCCTGTGCGCCCCTTGTAGAGCCAAACTGACCAGCTCCAACAATACCTGCTGTGGTAGAAGGTGCCAAGTTCTGAGCAATCTGATTCTGCCCTAACTGACCAATTTGGTTTACTACATTCTGTGTGTAGGGGTCCATGTACTTACCAACCAAATCAGCGGCACTTTGTGTACCAGCTTGAAGGTAAGGAGAAGCGGCGGCTAGACCCGTATTCTGAACAGCCTGTTGAGCATAAGGGTTAAAAGCATTTACGTTGTTGGCAGTAGCCCCTTGGGTAAGATAAGGCTGTGCCATAGAAAGGGGGCTGGTACCTGTGGCTTGAGAAAGGTATCCAGAAGCCGCTCCTGCCGCACTCTTGTTTGCCGCATTAGCTAAGTTAGTTGACGCTTGATTGAGATAAGGTTGATAGGTTTGTGAACCAGTCAAGTTCTCTGCGTTGTTGAAAGCAAGGTTTTGGTTAGCAGTTGGACCAGCAAATTGAGCACCCTGAGCACCTGTAGTACCCATTTGAGCCGCGTTTTGCTCCAGTTGGGCATAGTAAGGATCAAGTGATGAGCCTGTGGTCTGGGCAGTAGTGATGTTAGGAGGTGCAGAACCTTGAGTCAAAGTCGTACCGCTAGAGCTACCTAAGTTGTTTAGAGAACTCAAAGCTCCTTGCGCTAAAGATGCGCTATTTGGAGTTGCTGTCGTTGTCATTATTTGTTTCCTTCTTTAAGGTACGCAAAGGGTTGTTTTGCCTTGGGTGGTATTTTGTTGTCAGGAGCTGATCTTTTGTGTGCTCTAATGGCTTCTCTCATCTTGTCCAATGCTTGAGCACCTGCTTTATTTGACCCATCCCCGAGGGCGGCCACAGTGTCAGCGTCAAATACATATTCTCCATCTGCAAGTTTTGCATCAATATCATCGCTTTGGCCTGTTCCTTTGCCTTGTACATAGTGTGTGCCACCCCTAGTACTGAAAACCGTTTGTAGGGGTGATTTAGGGTATTCAGGATGCCCTTCGTGGTCGTGAATCTCTCCACCTTCTTTGGCATAAGTTGGACTAGATAAAGATTTATAACTAGGAACAATACCAGAAGTGCTGACAGGCGTAACATTGGGAGAATGAAAGGCCGCAAGTGCAGGCAAATTCTCGTTGTAAGGTGTTACTTGGACAGCTTTTCCACCAGAAACAGTACCACTGAGTTGCTGTGGTTGGGCAAAACCATAATTTGTACCTCCACCACCTGAGCCAGTACCTTGGTTGAGCAGGGAGGCACCTGCGGCAATACCAGATGCGGCCTTGGCGACGTCAGCAAGGGTAGTACCAGTGCCTGCAGTCATAGCCGCCGCATCAATTGTTGCTGGGTTGATACCAGCCAATGTAGAGCCTGCATTAGTTGCGATGGAAGATACGCCTGTTGGCAAAGATGCAGTACTTAAACCAGCACCACCAGCAGGAGCCGCTTGTAAACCATAAGTATTAGACAAACCAGATGCATTGACGGAGCCGGGCAGTGTCATGCCTGTGCTTCCAGCAGTAGGTGCATACATACTAGGAGTTACTGCTCCTGTTTGACCATAACCTAGATCAGTTAATCCACTTAATTGATCTGCTTCAGCGGCAGAAGTAGCAACGCTTGGGGTAGAAGCAGGTATGACGTCTGCACCCAACTCACTTCCACCGCCCAAAGAATCAATCAATTCAGGGGCGTAGATAGCCGTTGCTACGAGAGCCGCAGTCTGAAAAGGGTTCTTCAAAGCAGTGTCAACAACTTTGTTAACCGCTTCTGTAGGTTTATTAAGAACCTCACCAACAAATCCACCACAGCAACCCATTATGATACCTCCGCAAGCATTAAGTAAGGATCAACTTTTGATGGGTCAGCATCTCTAAATGTGATATCCCCAAGTCCAGAAGATGCCGCAATCTTGGCTGACAAGTCTTTATCCTGCACATACATCATCAAGTACTTTGCGCCAATCTTTCTCATAAAGTTTACAAACTTACGCAAAGCCATCAAATAACCACGAGGATGGTCACCGTTGACTATGGTCAACAAAAGATGATTCCCTTGCAACTGATAAGCAAAAAGGACATTGTTGAACTTAACAATCTTGAATCCCTCTTTAACTTTTTCAGCCAAAGCATTCATCAAGTCGTCATGAGTCGCATCCATCCCATTGTGACGAATGTGATTTTTAATAATATGACTAACATGGTTAACAGGAATACTCATGATTGACTCGGTTGTATTGACATAATTCCACACAAAGTTTCTGCCCAATCGTACCAATGAGCAAATCCTCTTTGGTCTGGAACTCCAGATTGAACAAAATACCCGATTCCTTGCATACCGTCCGCCCAATCTCTCCAGTGGGTCTCAGGTAGCGTACCTAATTGGTTAGAGGCAAACAACTCAGCCATACGAGCACACCATTGATCCCAAGTAAGCCCGCGAGGATCGTATGTAAACATTATGGGTTACCTGTTCCACGCTCGTCACCAAGGTCAACACTCAATAGGATGTTACCCATTTCGTAATTACCTCCAGTGACGTTGCTCTCAAACTTGAGTCTCATCTCACGACGTTGCTCTCTGAGGTCAATTTTAGATGTTGTTGGGTCAAACGCATACGCTTGAGACACAACATCTGTGCCATCCGCATAACTCTTACCAGTGACATACATATTCATGGGTCCAGTCTGGTTAAAGTTAGGCTCAACACGCTCTAACCTTACCCACCTATTCGTTCCCAAAGTGGCTTTCTGACCAGCTCCACCATTGACCCAGCCAATACTGTTGGTCTCGATATAAGAATCTATGGCATCCACGTTGTTCAGCAGGATGGCATCTGTGCCAATCTCATGTTGCCAAATGGTATAGCTCTGAGCCGTTATTTGGGTGCTAGAGACGGTTTGGGAGATAGACACAGTGTAGGTACCAGTGCCTCCAGTTCCGCTCACAAAGGCAGTTACAACGGTTCCTGTGGCTATTCCTGTACCCAAGAGTACTTCACCAGCAAAAATCTGCCCAGAAGCCATGGAACTAACTGTCAAAGTCGTACCAGATATAGAACCAGTGAACAAAGCACTGTTCAAAGAGGTATTTCCTGCCCAAACAGGGTATCTAAACACTTCAGAGAAGGTACCAGCAGAGCGATTGGCTCCCATGGCTTGGCCTGCATCGTACCAAGTCTTCTCTCTGACGTTATAAATGATTGCATCTGTGCACTCAGTAGCATTACCCCTTGGGTAGAACCACCAAATCTCACCCCAACGAGGAACTTTGCTTACCCAGACCTTTTGTCTCTGAGAATAGTTCAAGTTGTCAAAGAACCAGTTGAGGTTAGTTCTGTTCTCCATCTCTTGAACAACACCGTTGTACATCAAGAAACGGTCAGTTCCACACCAATAATAGATGCCATCGTACTCAATCACGCAGTTAGAGGACATGATAGAGGTTTGGCTAGAAATGATGTCATAACGCCAGTAAAGGTTGCTCGTTCCTACTGTTTGAGGAGCGTAGGAGACACGAGTGAGCTGGTCTAGAGACCAAAACAGGCCTGCTGGAGAGGTTGTACCACCCCTTAAAGGCATACCCTTGACTACTTTTGTAGCAGAGACGTTGTTGGCGTTAGAGTCAGCAGAGACCCAGTTGGTGAAGTCACCTGCCGCGCAGTTCTGTATCAACCCATTGTTGCCATAAACAAAAAGATAAGGGTAGAGCATACAAGCTCCACCACTCACAGATATCTGGTTGTCAAAAGTGACTGTTATGGGAGACGTTCCAGTGATGGAGTTGCTGACCATCACAACTGTGTTTGTTGAAAATGTCACAGAAGATACGGTTGTATTGGCTGGAATACCTGTTCCTGTCACCAATTGGCCTGTGTTGATTTTGTAATTGAGGCCAGTGATGGTAATTTGAGTGCCAGAGGGAGTGCCTGTAGCTGTGAAAACGCCTACGCTGGAGAGAGAACCACCGGGAAACTGCCCCGTAAACACAGGCGTATTTGTTGTTGAGCTTATGTCACCTAAATTTTGACCTGCATGAGCTATGAAGTTCAACAGCTTTGTACCATTTGCATCGTATCCAATGTCAAACTGCCACAAATTGTTGTTGCTAGACGTGAAATTGGAGGGCATCGTGATGGCTTGAGGGCCAAAACCTACGCCATTTACATCGTTAGTCTGCCAATAATAAAGGCCAGTGTTGTAGCCTGAATAGATGTAGTTGAGTCCGTTGTAGGAGTTTTGTAGCATCCCACGCGAAATACCGGGGCTATTCAAAAACAAACCGTTATATCCACCAATCTTACGAGGTCTACCACGTTGAAAACGCACCCACTGCCCATCCACATAGCATGGAGCATCGAATTGCGTTCCATCCCTCTGTATACCAGCAGGGATTTGTAGATTGACGACGTTAGCGGTCAAAATGTGCCTCCAGAGATGCCTAGCGGTACGGTGAGACCGGGGCTTGCACTTGAACTAGACCCAACCAAAATACCTTGTGCACCACCTGCCGCAACACCCATGATGCCCGTTCCTGCCAAATACAATCCAGTCGTATTATCAGACGTAAACGCCACAGAAGGAGCTGACGCTGTACCTGAGTTAAATAGTGCAGTTCCTGCCAACGCCACTGAAGCAGACTGAGCGTTATAAACGTTTGTTCCATCAGAAACCAACATCACATAGTTACCTTGGGTCAAAGTGTAGCTGGTTCCACCTGAAGCACTTGTCTTAAAGCTTAAAGAGTAGCTTCCTGTGGTCTGGTTAGACATGGAGTAAAGCTGAACAGTCTGAGGCAAGATAACTGTGATACTTTGGCTCAAAACACCACTGTAGCTCTGAATCACGCTAGACGCTTGGGTAGCTGTCAAAGTGTATGTAGAGCTAGAAATACCAGTCACACTGATGGCTAGCTGAGTGTAGGGAAAAAGGTTTGACCTGCCATAAGCGTAGGTGCTAAAGCCTGTATAGGTCGTAGAACCCACAACGATTGTATTTGTTCCAGCAGAGACAATTACCAAGGATTCTGTCAACTGTAACTGTTGGGTAGAGTTACCGTTAATGGTATCTGAACCACTTGGAGTCAAGGTAAGGATGCCTGAGCCACTGTTTCTGATGATGGTGAACCAGCCATTACCTAAAGACGAGGCTGAAGGTAAAGTTAATGTACCTACACCACCTGTCCACACTACTACCTGAGCTAAATAGCCAGCATTCAGGGTGGTACCAGAGTTGAGAGTCTGGATAGGGTAGTTTTGGTTAATTGCTGTACCAGCAGAGACTAGACCAGACCCAGCCAAAGTTGAGGCGTTGGCGTTACTTGCACTAGCTCCAAACTGTACAGAGTTCCAAGTGCCTGCTGTGGTTGAGTTGCTGGTTACGTAGATGTACCAAGAGATACCTGACAAAACTGTCGCAAGTATGTTTCCTGCATTGTCTGTGACGTTAAAAACAATGCTTCCAGTGTTCCTAATTAAGACCGATTGACCAGTAGAAACCTGAGAGGCTGGGGGCATCGCCAAAGCCAAATTAGAAGCTGTAGCAGTAACTTCAATGATGGTTGCTACAACATTTGTGTTATTTCCGTTGATAGGCCACTGAAGGGTGGTATTGGATGACAGCGTTAATGCCTCATACCCTGTTTGCGAGGGGGAGATCGTCTGTCCTGTAAACGGGTCGAGGTAAGTTGTCATTATGAATCCAATGCAATTGCTTGTCTGTCTGCCATACGAGTTGTATCTTCAGCTTTCAGGGCTTGGAGAGCTAAATCGTATTTTTGTTGAAAAATCGTTCTTTGATCGTTCTTTAAGAAAGGCATGGCCTGCAAAAGAGTACCAAATAACATGGCGTTAGGTGCATTTTGAGTCAACCAGTTAGTCTGATTTGTACTCGACAAAGGCTGTAATCTTTCGTAAAACAGCACTTCAAAAGAATAGTTCTGATCAGGAGTTGGGGCAACTAACCAGTTGTCATAATTATAGTCGGCATAATACACAGGTGTACCTGTGGCAGTATTGTCAGGAGCATAAGCCTTTAAATATTCGTATTTCCTCAAATACACGGGTTGCCTAGACGTACCATTGGTGAGGTTAAAAGAAACGGTCTTACGCCATCTGGCGGGCTTTGCAATGACATTGTTGCCTGCATTCATTGTGGCTGTGACAACTTGTAACTGGCCAAGGGTTTTTATCTCTTGTGCAATCTCAAATTCGCACATTGTAATAAATGTTGGAATTTGGTTGACTGTAGCTGTATCATTACGCTCTAGGTACTGGGTTACAGTAGTAACTAGGCTGTCGTACGTCAAAACGAATGATGGTGTTGTAGTCGTGGTCATGATTTACCCAGTCTTTTACACATTTTATCTTTGTATCACATTTCAGGCAACAAAACAAAATAATTATTCAAAGCTCAAAATATGCTTGTTTTGTCATAAACGGGGGTCAAAATGAAGTTTTCAACCCCCAAAGGAGCTTTCCATGCAGTACGAAGTAAAAATCGAAGATTTCAGCGTTGACCTCGAAGTTGAGATCAAATCGTCTAATTTTGACCTAATTTCTGACATCCAAATGGCTATTGCTCAGGCAATTGAAGACCATAAGGACGAGGAAGACTACGGTTTATTTGAAGATGAGGAAGAAGACGAGGAGGACCAAGAAGTAGACGAAGATGAAAATGATTCCGAGCATACGCTTGTCCTAGATGATAATGATGATACTCACACAACAATCACCATAACTCGCAATTAAAATAAGGGGCTTCGGCCCCTTTTTTATACCCTGATCACTTGTCCTCTAAACTCAATGTGGTCCTTGTCATAAACCTTAACCACCTCAGGCCACAATAGATTGCCCTTGTGGAAAGTTAAAATTACAAACCCAGAACGCCAATTAGTAGGTGCGTGTTCTAAGTAATTCTCAAATTGGGGTCCAGAAGGTTCTGCAAGAGTTCCCGTATCTACACCGTATCGTGTTCCGTTATAGTCATCATAAGGTGTGACTTTTAGGCTATGTAAGTGCCCCGTCACCATAGAAACACCAGCATTCAGCGTATTGGCGTGGGTAGCGTGGATTCCACCCTTCCAACGATGCTTAACCACAACATTTTGATTTAACCATACTGACCAACAGGGATGCCATGCAGGAAAATGGTCTTTTAGGCTAAAGCCTTTGATGTGCTCATATTGAGGGGCATTTGCGGCCAAACGGTTCTCAAAGCGAGCATCGTGGTTACCAAGAGGCCACATTAACTTAACATTTTTGTTAACTTTTTTGGCTTCGTCTTCTATCTCACCCAGAGCAATCTCACACGCCCTAACTTCATCAATAAGACTAGGGGTTTTGTCCCAGCCGATTCTGGGAAACCTGCTAATTGAAGCGCCATCAAAAGCGTCACCATTATTGATTACCGCCTTGACATTTTCTAAATTCTTGATAGCCCAAATCAAACCATCATAAGCAGTGGTACGAATACCGGGCCAAAAGTGTGCGTCAGAAAAAACAATGACTGTGCCATTGAGTATTCCTAAATCGAGTTGTGGGGGCTTTGGCTCAACCCTGTTCTTAACCTCTACGGTTTCTAATTGGATCTCATATCGGCCCTCTAAAGCGTTTCTACGAGCATATATCGACCTTTCAGACATACCAAGTTCGGCGGCCATAACGCTCGGACTTTTGTACATCTGAAACAACATGATAAATTCTTCGTCAGAGTAATACTTCATAATTTCTTCCTCCAATAGAGTGTGCCCTTAGCACCCCAAGGGATGGAAGGATCGTACAGTTTAAAACCACAAGAAATGAGAGAATTTGAAGAGGCTGGGTTGTCAAAGGTGTTAGTGATTAACCACGCCCAACCCATCTTTTTAGCGTATAGCTGACGGACTCGAATAAGTCTTTTCTGCGTTCCTCGTCCACGAGCGCTAGGGGTAACACCAGCACGACATAGATAGCCAGTATCAGTCCACCGAGCAGAGCGAACAATCCCTGCAAAACCAATAGGCTTCCCTTCCTGATAAGCCACCCACCAAGCTCCATCAGAAATGTCGTACGGTTTATCATAGGGAAGACAGTCCTTTTGAAGCTTGTTTAGTAGCTCAAAGTTTGCTTGAACAGTGGTGTCTATCTGCTTGATTTTCATGCACTACCCTGCTGAATTTGCTCGGATGTTAATGCATGGTTAAGGCACAATTATGACAATACTTGGAGTGCCTGTTGTATTAAGTGGATTCTTTCTTGCAAACCAAAGGTCCCACCATTGATGCGTTTTGTTAACCCTTCCCAGTTCTCTGCCTCTGCAAGTTCATTGCAACCGTGGGTCTTCCAAAACCAACCTGCTGAGAGAGCGGCATACATAGGGGTGGCTACCAGCTCTGGTTTAGCTACCATATTTTGGTTAATATTTTGACCAAAATGCCAGTAGTTATCGTGTCCAGTCAACTGAATACATCCACGGCCGTGAAATCGCCATCCATCTCCTGACGATTCGTCTCTGTTTCCCATTCGGTTAGCATAAATGCGATTGGCAATTTTCTCTGCTTTATGGGCGTAAACAGGTATCTCTTCTGGTTTGAACTTGTGACCAAACAAGGCTTGAAGGGTTTCTGGTCGATAGTTGAGATTTTCTTCCAGTGTTTTGAAGTGGTTGCACTCGTGTGAACACTGCCCAATAAATGAAGCCTGCTTACGTACATCATCAATTCCAAACGTAGAAAAGGTGGTAGTTAAAGGCTCAGACCATTCAGATCCAATCCCCAAAGCATGGAGTTTTTCAGGGCTTAACATTGACCATTTCCCTTACTTGGTTGTACTGGGCGATGCAGGCGTTGAGGTTGACGATGGCTGTGTCTCCGTCTGCGGCGATGGCGACAATATCTTTAATAGCCTGTCGGTCAGATTTGCCTGCATCGGTTGTATTTCCTCCGCTAGAGGAGGCATCTGAACTGGCTTGAACGGAACAACTGGAGGGGAGGCGCAACTCGCCAGCGTCAATCCTAGCATTAAGGCTAGTTTTGTTTGAAATAATTTCATTAGTTGCTTTCCGAAGTGAACTACTCAAATTTTTTACTTTGACACTTAGCTCTGCTTCTTTTGCACGAGCTTCTGTATTGAGTCGTTCAATTTCTGCTTGATCTTCTGCAACGCGCTCTTGATAGCCTGAATGATGTCCATATGAGTAAACTCCTAAAATAGCGCAAATCGCGCCGATGATTAACCAAGGGTTGAACAAACTAAACATTTACAAACCCGCCCTAGCTCTTGCCATTCTTTCTCTCTCAGCATCTGATTCTAACGTCGGCGGACTAACTGGCGCAGGAGGTGGAGTCCAATTAGGATTAGCCATAATAATAGGAGCAGGTGGTGGGGGTGGCGGTGCGACATAAGCATCCTTATTCGACTTTGCGGCGTTCATCATATTGGTGGCTTCGTTGGTCAGCCCTTTGGTCAGAATACCACCGATACCGCCCACAATCAACAAAACAATGTCGTTGAGCATCTTAGTATAGGCTTGATCTATTGGAGCCATCTGTTTGATAGGCTGGCTCACAAACGTCACTGAATACAATAGCGCAAATGTAATAAACGCAAAGATCAACGTCACCATAATGATCACAAAAGCCCTTACACGGACTTCTATCTCATCGGCAGACAGGCGTTCCTTGGGGCTGTTGAGCAGGAGCAGTAGTAGTTCCTTCAATTTTCTTCTCCAATATGGGGGCGACTAAGTAATCAGGACAATCCTGATTGAATTCACATCTTGGTTTCTGACAACGCTCTTTGCCAAAGTTATCTGGATCCTGACAATAATACCTATAGGTATCGTTACAAGACGACAAAAGAAACACAGAGGTTAACAATAGAGCGTATTTCATTGGTTATCCACTTTTTTCACGGCTTTCTCAACCCTGATCTCCATCATCCTTATGTCAACATACATCCAAGCAATTAAAGGAAGCAATAACAACAAAACGCACATTAAAAGAACTGTTAATACGAGGAAAAGTGAGTCAGACTTATCATCATCGCCCACGTCCACGCTATCATCAGAAGGGTAACCGTTATGACCACGGCTCTGGTTTTGATTTGATCCAGCTTTTGCCTTCGTTGCCATGCCGCCCTCCGTTGTTTCAGCAGTTCTTCCCTCCTTGCCAATCTTTGCTTGGTCGCAATATCGCCAATCGTGTTGTTAACCCTGCTGTACAAATCCTTCAGCTCGGCTGGCACATGGTAGACCATGTAATCAGATAGCTCCGTATTCAGCTTTTCCATTTGCAAATTGGCAATGACCAATTTTATCGCAATGTCCTGTCCCTCGTCATCTCCAGCGTGTAAGGCCAACTCTTCTTGCTCTTTGACATAATTCTTTAACCCATTGTAGGCTTGAAAAAACTTAGTCAAAGATTCTGCAACTTGAGAGAAGATTAAGTTTTCGTCAAACTCTAGGGCTGATTTTCTCTTTGGCTTAACGGTTTTATTCTGTTGAGGCTGTACCTCATGCTTTTCCTCTTCACGTCCAAAGATCTGAGCAAAAAAGCCAAATAAGCCTTTCGTTGACTTTTTAACATTCTGTACATCTTTGGCCACGCCTTGAACTTCATGGACTGCTTCAGTAACAAGCTGTCGTCCTTCTTTGTACATCTCGCAGGAGTCTTTAATGAACTTGAGTGCCCCCGAAGCCAAAGCGACCAGCGTGAACGGATCAATTTCTACACCCCGAAGAACTTCTTGAAGAACTCAGCGGCGATTCCCGGCCCTAAGAGCACCATTAACATAACCCCATAGAGCAAGTACTCTATCTTGGTCATGCGCCGCTCTCCTTCTTTCAAAGATTGGGCTATTTGCCTATATCGCTCATCACACACAGCAACATGAACAGCTAAGTCTTTTTCTGTATCAGACATTTCAGTCAAAGCCTCTTAAAGTCTTAGCTAAAGTCTTACGCTTTGCCATCTTGGGTGAATCAGTAGATTTGACAGCTAACTTCTTAGTTGGGATCTTCTGTCCTTCAGGGACGTGGAGGGCTTTATGCAGGGAGCCGGGCTTTTTAATCGCTTTTTGAATCCACTTCTCACTCATGATTGCTCCTTAGGTTCTTCTGTAGCTTCAGCAGGCTGTTGAGCCTGAACTTGGGGGGTTGCTTGCAATTGAATGTTGCTAATGAGTCCTGCAGAAGTGCTAAAAGGAAGTTGTCCTAAAGCAGTCAACAAAGCATTGACTTCATCTAATGTGTATTTGAGTGTGATTTCCATTTGTTACGCCTTTGTGTTAGATTCAAGCGCAGAAATACGCTTGCGAAGTGATTGTAATTCAGCAATCATGTTTGCAATCATTTCAGCAGATGAAGCGTCAACTTGTTGGTAAACAGGATTTCCGTTTTCATCTACTGCATTTGGTTCCCCATGAACTGCATTTGGGATGACTTGTTGAATTTCATCAGCAATAAAACCAGAATCTTGTAACCCAGTTTTAATCCAAGTAAAAATTCTAGGTTGTAAAGCATCAATAAATGTACCACTTGATGACAAACTTGTAATATTGGTTTTTAGTCTTCTATCAGATGTTCCATTGAAAAAACTTGAAGTTCCATTGGTGGTTATGCTTCCAACATTGGTGTAACTAGAAATGTTTCCACTAAAAAGCGAAATAAGTGAAGACGATGTATAAAAAGTATTAAACGTAGCCGCAGAACTAGCGTTTGACTGGCAATCAAAAAGTGCAGGGAAATAAGCGTTTGAGGTAGTTTTAAAATATGCATAAGTAGAACTACCCCCACTGATTGAGGAACCGGGGTTAGTGGCTCCAAAACCAGCCAACCCATTTACTGTGATAACACTATTTACAGTAACTGTTCCAGTATTAAAAGTGTTTGAGCCACTAAATGTATTGTTTGCAGAGGTAATTGCTACGTTAGTAATGTTTCCTGTTGATCCATTCACTGTCAAAACACCAGTGTTGTTCAATGTAACATTACCAGTAGGCGAAGATGCTGAAATTCCACTTCCAACATAAATACCTGTAACTCCAGAACTGCCACCAGTTGACGAAATTGTTATGTTGCCAGAACCATTACTAATCGTAATACCTGATCCAGCAGACAAAGTATTGGCTGTATAGCCTGAACCGTTGCCAATCAATATTTGACCGTTGGCAGGCGTAGAAGCCACTCCAGTGCCTCCATTAGCCACGTTTAATGTGCCACCAAGGGTAAGGGTGCCTGAGGTAGTGATTGGGCTTCCTGAGAAAGTTAAACCAGTCGAGCCACCTGAACCTGAGACGCTTGTAACCGTACCACCACCTGTACCAGTAGCAGAGATTTGGATGCCACCAGAGGTGTTGACAATAGAAACACCAGTTCCAGCAGTCAAGGTAGCTCTTGTGAATCCTGTACCATTTCCAATGTCAATTTGACCGTTAGAAGGTGTAGAGGTAAGGCCAGTTCCACCGTAGGCAACACCTATGGTAGAACCGTTCCATGTTCCAGAAGAAACTGTACCTAGTTGGGATGTACCAGACACCACAATGTTGGTAAAGTTTCCACCAACAGAAGAAGCTTTTGCTAGAGCTGTGACTGTTCCACCAGTGGTTTTGTAGTAAAGAATGCCATCAGTGGTATTGATAGCAAGCTCACCCAAAGCTAAATTGGCGTTTGAAGGCACATTTGTAGCAGTAGGTGAGTTATAAAGAATGATTGGTGTGTAACCTGATGCTGACATTTTTTGTCCTTAGAATGTGATTGAACCTGATGCTGTGAATGTGTAGATGTAATACCCATTAGCCGTGGTTTGTGTTGTTCCTGAACCTGTTGTGGATGCGGCTAGTTTATAGGTGTTGGGGTAACGGATTATGACAATACCTGAACCACCTGCGGCTCCTGTTGCAGGCCCATTAAACCCACCTGAACCACCACCACCACCTCCAGTATTAGCAGTTCCAGCAGTAGCATTAGATGAATCACCACCTCCATTACCTCCACCCCCAACACCACCCCTTCCGTAAGTGGTTGTTTGATTTCCAATACCTCCACCACCACCGCCAGCATAAGCCGTTACTGTGCCTGAAATAGAACTTGCAATTCCTGCACCCCCATTACCAGCTATTGATGTTGCTGGCAATCCAACTGTTCCAGCACCACCACCACCACCATTTACATAATTATTTGAACTTCCACCAGTACCGCCAGCGTTTCCTTGGCCTGAAATACCTGCACCACCAGATGTTTGTCCAGCATCCCATCTGCCACCGCCTCCGCCAGAACCACCAGAGCTACCAGCAGTTGCATAACCTTGCCCACCACCCCCACCTGATGCTACAAAATTTCCTGTGGTCGCGCTTGATGATGTAGCTAATAAAACTGAATTTCCACCAGTACCTGCATTACTTGCTGTAGTTCCTCCTGTGCCACCAGCACCAACAGTAACCCAACATTGAATTCCTTGCGTTATGGAAGAAAACCCAGAAAGCAAACCACCTGCACCGCCACCCCCGCCATTAGCATAACCACCACCACCGCCACCAGCAACCACAAGGTACTCAACAACAGGAGGGCTAATTCCACTCCAATTCTGTGCTTTGACAGCTTGACTTACTTGAGATAGCGTCCAGACTCCAGAATACTGCGCCATATTAGGCTCCAGTTGAAGGTGTAGGTGTAACTTCAGGTGTAGGTGTTGGGGTGGGTGTAACTTCAGGAGTTGGTGTAGGAGTGGCTTCAACCACAGGAGTTACATCAACCCAAGCCTTTGTAGGCTCATCCCATGCATAGATTTTGCCTTCATGGACAGGCATAGCAACAGGATTAACCCATTGCCATGTTGGTGCGCCAATTGTGAATGAATCACAGGTAACACCATTTCTGTCTACTGGACGTGGAGCATGGAAAACATCGTTGTTTTTGTCGTAAACGTAACCAATACCAGCGTAGTTTGCTCTCAAAGGAGTACCGCCACCATTGTGTACGCCACCATGAGTGTTATAGCTTGTTTGCACCCACTCAGAAGGGTCACCCCAGTGTCCAAGTGCAAGTGTTTCTGCTTCGATAACAATGACGTTATCTACGATACCTTGTGAATTAACGTGAGCAAAGTGAGACATTTAAAACTCCTTAAAAAGTAATTGTGCCTGAACTTGTCCAGACGTAAATTTGATAACCATTATTGTAATAAACCTGTGGTGTAGACGCTCCACCAAATGAGGAAGGAGGAGCACAGTTAGCAGGGTAGCGAATAATGACTATGCCTGATCCTCCATTGCCAGCAGGTCCTAAATTTCCACTTGCTGCACCTCCTCCAGAACCAGTATTGGCAATAGCACTTGTAGCAAGCAAGGTAGTATTCCAGCCACCATTACCACCACCAGAATTCCCCAACCCAAAGGTAGTTCCACCATCAGTACCACCGCCACCGCCACCTGCATAAAAAACTCTTGAGCCTGTAATTGTTGAGCAGGTTCCTGCTCCTCCATTACCAGGTTGTCCAGTTGTTGCTGCGCTACCAACACTTCCAGAACCACCACCGCCACCACCATAAGTTGGCCCGCTATAAGTTCCACCTACCCCACCTGCATAGCCTTGACCTGATGTTCCAGAACCAGCAGTAAATGCTCCACCGCTATAACCTCCACCTCCACCAGAACCACCTGATGAACCAGCAGAAGAAAATCCACCACCGCCACCACCACCAGTTGCAGTTACAGATGAAAATACTGAATTTGAACCATTAGTTCCATTTAATGCTGAACCTCCAGTAGTAGAACTTCCTGCACCTCCACTGCCTACAGTAACAGTTAAAGATGAACCAGCGATTACAGCAAAGTTATTTGCAGTTAATAAACCACCAGCTCCACCACCTCCATCATAGCCACCACCCCCACCTCCACCTGCCACAACCAAATACTCTACAGTTGCAGTAGGCAAAGATGTCAAAGGGTTTAATGTTCCTGTGATGATTCCGCCGATATATGATTGACTCATTTTTATTCCTTAGAACGTCACAGTTCCGCTACCAGTCCAAGTGTACACACGATTCTTGTATCCTAGTCCTGTTGCAAATGGGGATAGTTGGCTCCAAGGAGCTGAAACAGAAATTGAAGAAGTAGGGGAAAAAGAATTAGGTGATGAATCTTGCAAATATGCTCCTGATACACTATTCAATAACAACGATGTTCCTGAAATAGAAGTCAATGGAATTGTGCTAGGTGTGAAAGAACTTGTATATAAACAAGTTCCTTTGATAATTCTTAAATTAGTTATATAACCAGAATACCAGCCATTTGCTCCATCCCAAGGTGAATCTCCTACACAAGTCCCACCTTGACCAAAATCATATAAACTTGTATCAGTTGTTCCTGTTTTTTCTAAAAAACCATTGATAAATAAACGAATAATATTACTACTATCTCTTGTTGCCGCTATGTGATTCCATGTATTTGCAATAAGATTATTTGTTGAATAAACTGCTGATGTACTATCATGAGAAACATTGCCAATTCCAACTTTACTTGCTAATGCACTTAAAGCTGATGTTCCCCAAACTCTAATAAAAGAAGCATTATTAGAAAAAGTATCATTTGAACCAATAATATTTTGATAAGGTGGAGATGAGCCATTCCAATAAACCCAGCATTCAATTGTAAATTGACCACTTAAACTCATGGCAGATGATGACGCATATGTAACTTTGTTACTAGAACCATTAAAGTTCATACTACCACTGCCACTTGTAGAAGCAGTATATGTTCCTGTCAATGCTGATGGTGCGTTATAGGTATCTGGGTAAGAAATGATGACGATGCCTGATCCGCCTGTGCCACCACCCCAAACCGTTCCATTAAATCCACCGCCACCTCCTCCACCACCTGTATTAGTAGTTCCTGAACCACCAGCGGCAGTATTATTTCCTGTCCCACCACCACCTACACCACCAATACCAAAAGTTGAAGAACTTGCTGATGGAGAACCACCACCTCCTCCAGCATATGTAGTAACTGTTCCAGATATTGCCGATGCTACACCAGCGCCTCCGTTACCTGGCACAAGCGATCTAGCATTTAATCCGACAGTTCCTGCTCCTCCACCACCTCCACCCATACCCGCATTACCACCGCCAGCATAGCCAGTCCCACCAGCATTACCTTGATTTGCAGTACCTTGACCAACCGCAGATATTGATCCACTATCATTTAATCCGCCACCACCACCTGAACCACCAGCTAATCCATTTGTAGGTGTAGATGAGTTCCATGAAGAACCTCCTCCACCACCTATAGATGTAATATTTGCAAAAACAGAATTGTTACCAGAGGTTCCTGTACCGCTAGGAGTTGCACCTGCACCTCCACTGCCAACAGTTACAGTTACAGATACGCCTGCTGTTACATTTGATATTCCTTGTAACAATCCTCCAGCTCCTCCACCAGAGCCATCATTTGATCCACCCCCACCACCACCTGCTACAACAAGGTATTCAACTGCGGGGGTTGCGTATGATGAATTGCCAGTAAATGGAAATGCTTGTTGAGTAGTAACAGAACCGTTATTTGTAATTGACAAAGCATTACTTGAGTTATCAACAATTGTTGAATTTTGTAATGTCAGTATTGCTGTGTTTGTAATATTGCTTAATGGAGATGATGAAGGAGTAAAGTTAGATGTGTATAAGCAAGTACCATTTAAAATTCTAAAGTTTGATAATAAACCATTACATCCACCATCAATTGCTCCATTGTAATACTCAACGCCAAGTCTTAATGTACTTGAAAAAGCATTGCTATTTGTTGCAGTAGTTCCATTTGATGTGCCATTGATGAACATTCTTATTACGTTACTTGCATCCCTTGTAATAGCAACGTAAGTCCAAACATAAGGATTGGTTGATGTATTTTGCAATAAAGTTGCATTATTGGTATAAAGTTGATTAAGCGTACCGCCTGTACCAATATAAAATTCTAATCCTGTGGAAGTATTAACATCACCCAAAGTAAAATAACTTGAGTTGCCTGTTGTGTTTCTATAGTACCAAAATTCAATTGTAAATTGACCAGACAAAGTTGCTGGCAATGTTGCTTGCAAATATTGAGATAAGCTACCTGTTGGGAATGAACCAGCATAAGTAGATGGATTACTCCAAGCCTTCTGTATCAAGCCTTGTAACTGCTGTTTGAGAGTGAATAGACCTTGTGCCATTTTTTGTTCTCAGAATGTGATTGTGCCACTGGCTTTAAAAACATAGACGTTATAACCAAGAGCTTGATAATATGTGGGTGAGCCTGTTGTTGATGTGGCTTGGGATAGATAGGAAGGGTATCTGATGACTACGATTCCTGAACCGCCTGCTCCACCTGTTTCAGATGATCCACTACCTGAACCACCACCTCCACCACCACCATTGCCAGTATTTGCAAGACCATTGATTCCAGGATTGCTTCCAGAATCTCCGTTGCCACCATTACCATTATTACCAGAGCCTGATGCTCCACCAAGACCAGGTGTTCCTGTGCGAACACCACCGCCACCTCCAGCCGCATAAATAGCAGGAGAACCAGTTATAGAACTACCCAAACCTGCGCCACCATTACCAGCCAAATTTACACCAGCATTACCACCAGCAGAGCCTGCACCGCCTCCTCCACCACAAGAATACCCATTGCCAGATGTTGAGGCATTACCCCCTGCATTTCCTTGCCCAGATGTTCCTGCGCCTCCAGTTTGTGCAGTTCCAGAACTTCCTGCTCCTCCAGCAGAACCACCACCAGAGCTATTGGAAGCATATGCACCAGCACCACCGCCAATTGCAGTTATTGATCCAAAAACAGAGTTTGCTCCTTGTGATCCACCAGACCCAGCAGAAGCAGTAGATGCTCCAGCACCAACAGTCACAGTAATTGATGATCCTATGGTTACAGAATAGCCTGTTGCAGTTAGTAATCCACCAGCGCCACCGCCCCCACCCCAATAAGACGAACCAGAACCACCTCCAGCGACAACAAGATACTCTACTGTTTGAACAGGGTAGTTCAGCCCATTGTATTGAGCAGAGATGAAACCGCCTTGATGAGTCAAACTCATGGTCAGTCCTTAACTAATTGCTTCAAACGATGCTGTGTATGTCAAAGCAGATGCAGTACCAGATGTAACGCCAACTGATTGGTTTTCTGTCAAATAAAACGCTGTTGTCTTATCGGTCACAATCACTGAAGCATTTGGTGGAACACTGATCTGATATGCCAAATATGAAACTACAGTTGCGCTACCAAAGGTGGCATTGTTACCAATACCCACAGTACAGGTGGCCGCACTTGAGGTTGTATTTGACACAACAATGTTGTCGATCTTATTGACGGTATTCGTGGCAGGCGTCAATCCTGTCAGCGTTGTTGTACCGTTATAAGTCCAAGATGTTGTTGCACCTGTGGTACTTGGAATAACATATGCCGTATTTCCATAAATACTCGTTACGTTAACAATATTTGGATTTGCCATTTAATGCTCCTTAGAATCCGAAAATTAGAGCCATCGCAATGGCTTTACCTGTTGAAATACCTGCTGTGCCCCATGTGGGAGTACCAGAACCGTTTGAAAGAAGTGCTTGGCCGGATGTGCCAGCAGAAGTGAATGCATATGCACTACCTGTTCCATATGCCACAGCACCAGCAGTAGGAGTAGCTGTACCACTTGTACCACCATTACCATATGCCAATGTTCCTGTTACATTTGCTAAATTAACAGAACCAATAACTGTTTTTAAATTACCATTTGTATCTGTTGTACCATCAGTTGACCAAGTATCTCCAACTTGAAGTGTTACTTTAACAATTGTTCTTAAAGTTGAATTGTCGTTATAACTAATGGTTAATGTGTTGGCAACAGTGTCAATATTTGCAATATAGATGGTTTTGATTAACCGTCTAGTTGACGATGCTGGAGCTGAAACAAGCGTAACTTGGGATGTTCCATTCAATGCTCCATCACTAGAACCTTCTACAAAACTACTTCCAGTGTCATCTGAGTAAGCAGTTACAAAAGATGGGTTCGTAGTGGTAGCCGAAGCTCCCATCTGCACCGTTATTGATTTGGTTGTTGCGTCTAAAACTAACATGGTTTACCTTTATCTTGAAATGAACCAAGCATACGCATAGGCAGAAGTAGAACCACCTCCACTGGATGCTATTGTAATACCACCACTTGAATTTGTAATGGTTATGTTTGATCCTGCCGTTAATGTTGAACTGGTGTAACCAGTTCCATTGCCTATGAGCAAAGCCCCATTTGATGGAGTTGTTGTTATGCCAGTTCCACCATTTGTGGTTGCCAAAGTACCAGCTAGAGTAATTGCTCCAGTAGTTCCTGTATTTGGGGTAAATCCTGTGGTTCCAGCACTAAAGCTAGTCACTCCACCTGTGGATGCCGCCCACGTTGCAGTAGTACCGTTTGACGTTAATACATAACCACTGGTACCAATACCTAATCTTGTGGCACTGTTTGTACCATTCCCAATGATCAAGTCACCAGTTGTGGTGATTGGAGATAGGTTATTGAAGCCTGCAGAAGCTGTAATGGCGTTTGTTCCACCATTGGCAATAGGTAAAGTACCAGTCACACCAGTGGTTAAAGGCAATCCTGTAGCATTGGTCAAAGTACCAGATGAAGGAGTTCCTAGTGCACCGTTATACAAAACAACTGCACCTGCTGACCCTGTGTTGACTGCCAAAGCTGTTGCAACACCTGTTCCAAGGCCACTTACACCAGTGGAAATGGGCAAGCCTGTGGCGTTAGTTAAAACTGCCGCAGAAGGCGTTCCAAGGTTGGGAGTCACCAAGGTAGGGCTAGTAGCCAAAACAACGACTGTGCCTGATCCTGTGGTCGAATAAGATGTTCCCCAAGCTGATCCTGTGGAGTTAGCTATACCAGCACTAGGATAAACCATTGAGCCACCACCAGTAGCGTTCAATGTGCCACCAGAGAAGGTCAAATTTGTACCAATTGTGACGTTGCTGAACCCACCTGAACCGTTTCCATAAAGGATTGAGGTTCCAGAAGTGGGAGGAGCGTAGTCTGTGCCTGAGGTGGCGGCACTTATCGCTGTGCCATTACCCTTCAAAAGCCCCGTAATCGTCGTAGAAAGCGTTATTGCAGGCGTCGTGGTGCTATTGGCTACCGTTCCTGCAAAACCGTTTGCAGACACCACAGAAACGGCTGTAACTGTACCTGTACCAGCGGCATTTGACCATGTTGGAGGACTTGCTCCATTACTTGTCAAAACTTGACCAGATGTACCAGCAGATGTAAAGGCAAAAGAAGTACCATTACCATACGCTACACCACCAGAAGTTGGAGATGCAGTGGAATTTGTACCACCTTGTGCGATTGGTAAGGTTCCGCTGGTTATCTGAGATGCAGATATAGCTATGTTTGTGTTTGTAACGCTTGAAATCTGCCCATAAGCGTTTGTTGTGATGACAGGTACAGTAGATGCACTACCATATGTTCCAGCAGTTCCTACGGTCGCTAAAGCAATCGTACCAATAGTGGTGATTGTTCCACCTGTTAGGCCAGCACCAGCAGTGATTGAAGAAACCGTACCACCAGAAGGAGCAGTTCCACTAGAAGCTGAGGTCAATCTTCCATAAGCATCTACGGTGATGGTTGCGTAGTTATAGGTGCCTGCAGTTACAGCAGTTGTGGTCAAACCAATTGTGGGATTACCAGTCGAAGCATCGCCATTGGTAACAGCAATTTGACCAGAGGTTCCTGTGATGGTTTTGTAGCCTAAGGTGGTGCCATTGACTGAGAGAAGGCCAGTGCCTGAGACTGCGGCAAAGTTTGCCAGCACCCCACTCGTTGAAATTGTTGGATTACCACCTACTCCATTACCATTTGTAATTGATAAACCAGAACCTGTGACCGTGATTGTTCTTGGTGTAATGGTTCCTGCACTTGTCTTGGCAATCACGCCAACACCAGATGCCTCTAAGGAACCAGAAGTACCATTCAAATAAATTTGATAGCTTGACCCTGCTCCACCATCAGTCAATCCCAAACCTGTACCTGTGGTCAAATAACGTGATGAAGGCAAGGCAGGCGTAGCATTGACCGTCAAAAAGCTATATGTGCTCAGGTTTGAGGTAGCCTGAATAGCACCTGTCGTAGTCTGTACCGTCACCCCATTTTGGACAACAGGAACAGCCTCAGAGCCTGTTAGGGCACCTGCTACTGGTAATTGTGTAATCGTCACATTCGCCACGTCAGGCTCCTTGTTTTTTGCGTTTAGCCCAAACTTCTTTCACAGCTAAAGACACAGATTTTTTGTGTTCTTCAGAAG